ATTGGTGCTGATGTCTTAAAAGTAGATGCAAATGTTTTCGATCATCCTACTATTGATGTCATACAAAGAGGTTCAAAACTTTACGACAGAAAAAATAATACTTTTGTCTTTGATGGTGATTTAACTTGTAATGTCACATACTTTAGAAACTTTGATGAAATACCAGAACCAGCTAGAAGATATATAAACATCAGAGCAGCTAGAATTTTTGTTGATAGATTAGTTGGTGATGATGGTCTTAGAACTTATACAGGACAAGATGAAGCTAGAGCAAGAGCTAATTTATTAGATAGTGATTATGACAATGCAGATCATAATGTTTTAACAGGTGATCCAAACCTTAATAATGCAATGAATACCTTTACACCTGCTGATGTTCTTAATAGGTAAACATGGGAATTGTATCAAGAGCTATACCTACTTTATTAAGAGGTGTATCGCAAGCATCTGATTCGTCCAAACAACCAGACCATGCTGACATACAAGATAATGCAGACAGCAATCCTGTTGTAGGTTTAGTTAAAAGATCAGGCATACAATATATAACAAACTTATCAACTAATACATTAGGCAATGTACATATACAGACTATAAATAGAGATATAGATGAAAGATATGTTGCAATATTTTCTACTGATAATAGTAATAATGGTGATGTGAAAATTTATAAATTAGATGGCACTGAAATTACTGTAAACAAACCAGACGGCACAACATATCTTAATACCTCAGATCCAAGAAATGAAATTAAAACTGTTACTATTGCTGACTTTACTTTTGTTGTAAATACAAGCGTTACAACTGAAATGGATACAACAGTATCAGATGGAAATATAACTCAAGCAATTATTTTTATTAAACAAGTTTCTAATGATACTGTTTATTCTGTAACTGTAGATGGAGTTACCGTTACTGATGATACGACTAATGATTCGTCTTTAAGCACAGCACAAGTAGCAACTGATTTAGCAAATGGTTTAAGCAGTGGCTTAACAGGTTTTGATGTTTCAAGAAATGGTAGTGTTGTTCGTGTAAAAAAAACTGATGGTAGTGATTTTTCAATAGATGGTAATGATACACAAGGAAATACACAATTACAGGTAGTAAAAAATTCAGTACAAAGATTTACTGATTTACCAACAGTGTCACCTAATGGATATATTGTTGAAGTTAAAGGTGACGATCAAACTAATTTTGATAATTACTATGTAAAATTTGTAACTAATAACGGAAATGTTTTTGAAGAGGGGCAATGGGAAGAAACTGTAGAAGCTGGTATAAAGTTTAAATTTAATTATTCAACTATGCCCCATGTTTTATTAAGACAGGCAGATGGTGAATTTAGATTATCAAGAGTTGATGGTGATACTTATGGGATTATAAAATTTAAAGATAATAGTGGAAATATAGTTTCACCTCAAGTTGGTGTAACTGTAGTCAATGGTTCGTATGCAGAATATAAAACGACAAAAGATGCTACTTATATACAGGATGATGGTAACTCTACAGATCCTTTAACAGCAGGGGATATTATTACAATTACATCTAATAATCATGGTCTTAGCACAGGAGATGTAGTTAAAGTAGAATTTACATCAGGACAAAATAGTGGAAGTCCTGCATTTACAATAAATAATATAATAGATAATAATAAATTTTCTTTTTCTGCCACTACTTCTTTTGCAACTAAAGCTACAAGTGGTAATTGTAATTACAGTATAAATCAATCAAGTACAGCAAAAAGCAAAGTAACAATAACTAAAACTAATCATGGTTTTAATACTGGTGATTTAGTAGATGTTTTAAAAATTAATGGCAGCTTAACTTCTGGTCAATTTATTATTGAAAAGATAGACAATAATAATTTCTTTTATACAACAAGTGTTAATGAACCTTTTCATAATACAAGTACTGATGACTGTGCAATAGGTCAAGGGTTTAGCGTACCAAAATGGGGAGAACGTACAGCAGGTGATGAAGAGTCTGCACCTGACCCATCATTTATTAACAGTAAAATTAATAATGTATTTTTCTTTAGAAATAGGTTGGGTTTTTTAGCTGATGATAACGTCATATTATCTGAAGTTTCTGAATTTTTTAAATTTTTTCCAGATACAGTACTAACAATTACAGATTCACATCCTATAGATGTAGCTGCATCACATACAAAAGTTGCTATTTTAAAACATGCAGTAACTATGGGTGAGAAATTAGTACTGTTTTCTGAACAAACGCAATTTATATTAAGTAGTTCAGCAGACAACTTAACACCAACGACAGCCAACGTACTTGTAACAACAGAATTTGAATCTAGTGCTAAAGCTACTCCTGTTGGTGCAGGTAGTTCCATATATTTTTTAACAACTAAAGGTGCTTTTGCTGGTATAAGAGAATATATACAACAATCAGGAGAAAATATAAGGGATGCTGCTAATATAACAATTCATATCCCAAGGCTAATACCTAGTAATATTTTTAAATTAGCAGTTTCTAATAATCAAGATATATTAGTTTGCTTAGGTACTGATAATCCAAATAAATTATTTATTAATAGATGGTTATTTGGAGGTCAAGGTCAAAAAGTTTTAAATAGCTGGTTTACTTTTACAATAAATCCTAATAGAAGAATTAAAAATATTGATTTTATTGGTACTGATTTATTTATGGTAATAGAAGAAGATAGTGTAATAACCTTAGAAAAAATACCTTTTGAAACAGAATTTAAAGAACCTAATTCAGAATTTGAATTTCATTTAGATCATAAAGTTACAGAAGCACAAGTAACTGTAGAGTATCCATTTACCAATAGCAATGGAGATACTATAAATAAAACTCGTTGGACGCTACCTTATAGACTAAGAGGAGAGATGAATGTAGTTGGCAGGTATTTAGCATCAGGAGAAACCAGCACTTTTATTGACTCTAATGGCACTTCACAAACTTTAAAACCAGCAACAATTATTCAGACTACAAATCTAACTAATGGCAGTACAACAACAATAGAAGCAGATGGAGACTATAGAAATGCAAAAGTAATTATAGGAGAACCATACGAGATGCACTATAGATTTAGTAAACAAGAACTAACAGAAACACCACAACAAAATAGTGCACAGATATTAAGTTCAAGACTGCAACTGCATCATTTCTATATTAAATTTGAAAAGAGTGGTTTTTTCCAAGTAGAAGTTACACCAGAAAATAGAGATACCAGTACGCATAAATTTAGTGGTCGTTTTTTAGGTGCTGCTTCCTCTGCTATTGGAACAGTAAATTTAGAAACAGGCACGTTTAGAGTACCTATTATGAGTAGAGCAGATAAAGTTGATATTGATGTTAAAAATAAAACTTTTTTACCTACTCTTTTGGCAAGTGCAGAATATGAAGCTATGTTCAACATGAAGAGCAGGAGAATGTAAATGGGTCACATGAGAAAATGTACACTAAAAGACTTGAATCATGTAAGTAAAAACATGAGAGATATGGACAGATTAGAAGCTTTATATCAAACTAATATGGATGCTGATGCAGCTTTAAGAATTTCTTATTTAGCTAGTAAAACAATTATGGCAATCTGTGGTGATGACGATAATCCTATAGGCATCTGTGGTGTTACTCAGAATGGTTGTATTTATATGGTTGCAACAGAAGAATTGTTTGGTAATGATAAATATAAAATACAATTAATAAGACAAGGAAGAAAATGGGTTGATGAATTGCTGGAATCATATAAAATTTTATACAATGTAGTATATGCTGATAACAAGAAAGCTATGAAATGGTTAGAGACATTAGGCTTTGAATTTACTAAGTATCATGAAGAGTATGGAGAACATAAAAAACCATTCTATGAGTTTATGAGGATAGCCTAATGTGTTTTATTGCTTTAGGAACTGCTTTAACTGGTGGTCTTTTAACAGGTGGAGCAGCAGGTTTGTTTGCTGGCTCTTTAGCTCTTAGTGCTGTTACAAGTGTAGCTGGTGCAGCTTCTAAGAATAGAATTGCTAGACAACAAGCTTCATACGCATATCAGGCAGCAGAAGCAACAGCCAAATCGGCTGATGCTGCTCTTACAGCACAGCAGGAAGCACTTAATTTTCAACTACTTGAAAGACAAGCAGATGCAGGACAAAAAAAATTAGGTAAAACTATTGAAGGATTACAAGCCAGAGGTAGAGTAGCAGCTACCGAAGGCAGATCAGGTAGATTGATGCAGTTAATACAAATGGATGTCGATAGACAAACAGCTAGAATAAGAGAAAGTATTGAACAATCATTGGAATCTGCTGAAACACAATACAGAAGAGATGTTGCTGCTATAGTTGCACAAAGAGATAGTCGAAGGAATCAAGCTTTAGATATAGGCAATAGAGGATATACACAAGCAATGCAAAACTATCAAGGATTACTGCCAACTATAGCTAATGTTGCTTCAACAGGCTTACAAACATATATGGCTGTTAAATGACTTATTCAGGCTTTCAATCATTTACATCACCTAGAAATCCTTTTGTTACGCAGAGTACACAACCTGCTATTAACACTCAAGATCCTCTTTCTCAAGTTGCACAAGCATTATCAATTATAGAACCAAGTTTACAAAAATTTTTTGTAAAAAAGATTCTTGATATTAAAGAAACTGAAGTTGCAGAAGCAACTGCTGAAGGTAAAAAAGCAGGACAGAATTATACTGCCCAAGAAAAGTTGTTATATCCAGAACAAATTGATTTAGAAACGACACAAGGACAAATTGCACAAAAATTAAATCAGCTTACAAAAGCTGGTAATGAAGCAGAATCTAAAGAATTAAGAGCTAATAATCCTTGGTATAAACAAGCTTTTTATAAAGCAAAATCAGAGACACTAGGTAAAAACTTATCTGCAACATGGCTTAAAGATTTAAAGGAATATAGAGTAGTAGATCCTCAAGATGGACAAAAAAAATCACTAGCAGCATTTCCTTTCTCAAGTCCACAGGTACAGGAATATATAAGTACTAGAAGAAATGCAAGAGTAGAACAATTAGATATGCCTGAATTTTATGTAAAAAGATATTTTTTACCTGCATTAGAAACTGGTATAGAAGGATTTCAGGCAGAACATCAAAAATTAAGAACTAATTTAAAACTAGATAAACTAGAAAAAATAAATCAATTAGGTTTAGAAGAAATAATTAGTACTTATCTTATAGACGAAACAAAAAGCAAAGAGTTTATTAAACAAGAATTAAAATTGTGGACTGATAATTTGCGTAGTTATTACGTTGGTAAGGATTTTACAGAACAGATGGGTAAATATACAGATTATATAATGAATTATGCTTTAAGTATTGCAAGTGAGAAAGGAGCAGGAGCTAATCGTTTTAATGATGCAAGACAATTTTTAAATGATTTTACAAGTTTGTTTCCTAGTTATTCATTAGGTACAAGAAAAATTAAAAATGCAGATGGAACTATAACTTTAAAGACTGTTGAGAACAGAAAAAATTCTATAACTAATACAAAAGATTTTTTAAAAAAAATTAATACAACTAAAGCATCTATAGATAAATTAGAAAATAGATTTTTAGATTACAAAGATAAGATACAACCAGAAATTGATATACAAAAAGCTAGAGATCTTTTAATAAATTCTGAAGCACCTCTTAGTCAAGAAGACATAAATGAAGGTATAACAACTTTACAGGCAAAGCGAGAAAAAAATCAGCAAGAACTAAAAAAACTTATATCTAGCGATCCAAAAGTTGCAAAGTTTATTAAAGATAATCAAAATGTAATTACTTCTAAAAATAAAGAAAGACAAATATTATTTACGGAAAGAGTAGCAAACGGAGAAATTCGTAATGAACAATTTGGTATAGCACATATAAATTTAATATATGAACAAAGTTTAAAAACACCACAAGATACAGAATGGAAAATAAAATCTTTAAATAGTATTAGAAAAGATGTTGCAGAGAATAGAAAAGTAGCTGAAGAATTATCATCAGATGTTATTGCTAGATTTAATAAAAGATATATAAATAGAAAAGAATTATCAGCAGCAACTTTAGACAAAATAGAAAGTATAACTGAACAATTACCAAGAGATATTAATGAATTTTATACAACAAAAAAACAATTTAATAATGAAGTTAATGCAGATGGTATTCAGGTTATAAGATACCCAACAGAAGATGAACTAAGAGATTTTGTAGAAGCAAAAGAACAAGCTGCTAACAATATATTAAATGCCATAAGACAAGTTGATGCAGGAGAAGGAAATCAAAAAAATCCACAATTTAGAACAGCAACACAATTACAGCTAGATGAAATTGTAGATAACAGACAACAAAATAGAAGTGTGTTATTAACAGCTAGACAATTAAAGGCAGATGCACCTTTTGTTGATGGCAAACAAAGTAAGCCAACTCTAGAAGATGTTGCAGAACAATATAGTTATGGTGAACCAATTACAGTTGATGGAATTATGGGAGGATTTTTCTTGCCAAATGGTGACTTTGATGAACAACAAAAAGAAGAACTAAGAGTCCTATTAAATTATGTACAAATATCTGATGAACAAATAAAACAATTTGGATTGGTTGATAAAGGAGTTTTAAGTACAGACAGATTAAATGAATATGAAAATCAAAAAGTTATAACTAATATTGATGAACAATCTAACCAAGAAAATATTACAACAGAAGAAGAATCATCTGTAACAAATGAGACTAATAATAATACAACTACAACAACAGATAGAGTAGAGAATGAAAATGAGAATGAAATAAAAAATATTAATGATCGACAAGATATTATTGATCCAGCAAATCTAAATAAAGCTAGTCTTAATACAATAGGAAATATTGCTAACAATGTTATTAATACTTTAACTGGTACTCAAAGTGCTGACGCTGGCACATTAGAAAATAAACCTAAAATACCTACAGAAGACAAATTAGTTAGATATAAAACTTCTTTATCTAATAAAAAAATTATTAATGCAACAGATGTAGGTGTAAAAACCAAAAAAGAAGAACCTAATGGTGTGAAGTTACAAGAACATAATTTTCCGATCTTTTATAAATTAGCAAAAGAAGCAGGTCATAAATTCCCAGAATTAACTGCTGCACAAGCAATGGAAGAAACAGGTAATGGAGATTCACCGTCAGGAAGAAATAATTATTTAGGTTTAAAAGCTAATGAATTTCAAATAAGAAGAGGTCAATCATCTTTATTAGATACAGAAGAGGATTTTGGTGAAGGTAATGTACCAGTTAAAGATAATTTTACAGATTATGATGATATGAGAGATCAATTTATACAATACAGAGAAGAATGGCAAGAGCCATTTAGAGGTAGAAAAGGTATTGTTAGTGTAGATACACCTGAAGAAGCCTTAGATCTTATGCTAAGTGATCCACAGGATATGTATGCTACAGGCAAAGGTTACAAACAAAGGATTCTTCAGATTATTGAAGAAGCAAAACAAGATCCACCTTTATTTTAAAAATGACAAACACACCAATGAATCTTAATAACTCAGTTGATGCTGAAGTAGATACAGAAGTAGCAGATATTGTAGAAGATACAAAACAAGAAATAAAAACAAACAATGAAGCAATATTACAACCAAAGCCAAAGCCATTTAATAATTCAGAAGTACAAGAAAAACAGAATCAAGAAATAGTTAAAGATCAAAGAAATAAAGAAATTGAAAACAGCATAGATAAATCTTCTGATACAGAAGTTACAGATGAACAAAAATATATAGAAAGTTTAAAAATAGCAATGGACAAAGAAATAGATGAATTTAAAGCAAGCAATCCAGATGCTAAGACATTTGGTGAATTTAGAGAACAACAACGTGCCAATTTTGCATCTCGTATTTATAGAGGATTAATTAATGGCAATATACAAAATATAAATAATATCTATGAATTAGGAGATGATATTGTTGATTATCTTTTAGGAGATTTATATGACACACAAAGAACTCCTGATTTTGAGTTAATACCTTTAAAAAAACCATTAGATGAAAGAACAAAAATAAGCCAACTGTTAGGTGGTTTTACAGAAAGTCAAGCAGATAGAGATAGTGTTGCTTATGGCATATCAAAAGGGTTATCACAATATTTATTACCAGCATTTAAAACAGCAGGTTTTTTAAAATCAATAGGTCTTAAAAGGTTTCAAGCTGGTTTAGCTAGTACAGCAGTTGGTACTTTTGCTATAGATCCTTATGAAGATAAGCTTTTTAATTTTTTAAAAGATAGAACTGACTTAGCACCTTTAATATATGACGTACTTACATCACCAGAAAAAGTAGGAAAGGATGGTAAATTAAAACCTGCTGACGAGAGATTACAAGCTAGGTTATATTCATTAGCTAATGATTTTATTACAGGCGAAATTCTGTTGCCAGTAACAGCCAAGACAGCTAAAGGAGCAACTAAGCTATCAATAAAAGCTATTGAAAAAACTGGCTTGGATAAAGCTTCAGCAAAAGTATTATTTGGTTTGAGAGACATTACAAAAGATAGTGTTGGTAAAGCTGGTAATGAAATGGTTGATTTTTTTATGGATCAAATTTATAAAATTAAAAGTGGTAGTAAAACACAAAGAAATCGTTTTGTAGCAAAGATTAGAGATGCAATACAAAAAGATGGTACTGATATAGCACAAGACGTTTTTAATAGACAAGAAACTAATTTAGTAGAAAGTTTAAATTTGTATATGAAAGGTCTTAAAAATAATCCTCGTCTTCAAAAATATTATATAGGAGGTGACGGACAATCTCTTAGTGGAGTTCCTTTAAGAGGATCTAAAATACAAAGAACATTTAATGCTAAAGATCTAAATAGATATTTTAAAGGAAAAAAAACAGATCAAGCTTTTGGAGATAAGAAAGCAATAGTAGATTTTATTATGGCTAGAGGAGAAGCTATAAAATCACAAATTAGTCCAAGAAGTAGAACTTGGAACTCAATGAAAACAAAAGCAAGAAGTCAATTACCTTTAGACACAATTAACGTAATGAGTGATTTTGTAGAAAGTTTTGGTAAAGGTGGTGAATTTGATTTAGAAGCTTCAATTATTGCTTTAAATGATTTAGTAAATGAAAGTGCAATAGTCTTAAGAGATTTAACACAACAGATGGATGATGCTTTAGTTCTTAAGAAAAATGGACAGTTTGATAGCAAGCATTATGACATTTTAAAAAATGACTTTGCATTTAGTTTAAAGTTTATGGATAGTCTTCTAAATATTAAACGTCAGTCTATAGCTCCTATCTCAAGAGCCTTATCCTTAAGTAACGTGACTTCTGGTAAAGCACCTAGAGGTGGATTGAAAACCTTATTGGATTTAAAAGAAGAGGATGCTTTAGCACAGCAAGCAGCTAGAGAAAGTAGAATACAAAATGCAAAAGATATGATAAATCCTGATGACCCTTTAGGTGAATTTGATATTGAAGACATTTTAAATCTTGCAGATAGTGGAGATATAAAAGCAGTACAGCAGCAAATAAGAAAATTAAATTTAGCAGCAACAAATCCAAGAGCTTTAAAATTAATTCTTAAAGCACAAAATGGTACAGGAATTATAAAAATAAGTAATCATTTATTTATTAATTCAATATTGTCAAATCCTATAACACATCAAGTTAATATGATTTCTACTGGTATTAATACTTTTGGAAGACCAGTAGCTAAATTTATAGGAGCAGAAGGTAACGATACAAGATTAAGAGCAATGAAAGAATTGCAGTACTTATTTAGCACAATGCAAGAATCTACTAAAATGGCTGCTTTTGCTTTTAGAGCAAATAGAAATATTGTAGATGCTGGTGCTTCTATTCTTGAAGGCAAATCTGCTGAAAGATTAATGATGGATGGATGGACAGGTACAAGAGGTGCTTTAGGAAGAGCATTTATGGATGGTTACGGTATTCCTAGCAGATTCTTAATGGCTGAAGATGAACTCTTTAAACAAATGAATTTTAGGTCTTATCTAAGAGCAGAGATATGGGAGAGGACTCAAAGAGAAATTGAAAGAGGTACACGAAGATTTGCTACAAGAGCTAAATATAATGAATATGTTAATAAACAATTTGACAGTATTATATCTGTTATCAACAGAGAATCTATGGAAGGTAAGCTTTCAAAGAGAAATTTAGAATTGATGGAAAGAGCAAGACAATATGCAGCAGAAGCTACATTTACAGAGGATTTACGCAAAGGATCTGTTTCTGCTAATTTTCAAAATTTAGTTAATGAGTTTCCTATAGCTAGACAAATAGTACCTTTTATAAGAACACCATTAAATATTTTAAAACAATCAGCTAAAGCTAGTCCTGCTGCTTTATTAGCTGAAGAGTTTCCTAACCAATTTGGTTGGATGAGAAAAGCAAGTTGGATTGATGAGCATATAAGAGAAATTAATTCACCTGATAAACAAGTTAGGGCATTTGCTAGAGGTAGATCCAGAATGGGTTCATCTTTATTTGCAGGTGGTTTAGTTTTTGCAGGACAAGTAGATAACCCTGAAGCACCAGTAGCAATTACAGGAGGTCTTCCTAAAAACAAACATCAACGAGAAATCTTATTAGCTACAGGTTATCAACCTTACTCAATAAGATTATTTGCAACAGAAGAAGATATAAAAAAATATGGTGAAAAAGGTACAGCTTATGAAGTTGTAAAGGGTGAAAATGATTCTATTAAATACATTAGAGGTGCAGATGGCAAAATTAAATATAAATATATTAGTTTTAAAAGATTAGAACCTTACGCAGGTTTTTTAGCTTTGGCTGCTGATGCTTACAGAGTTGGTGGATATTTAGTTAATAGAGAAGAAAACAAATTAAAAAACGAAGCTTTAAATCAAGTTTTATTAGCTGCTATGTATGACAGCACCATAGATAAAACATTTATTAGTGGTATAGCTGAATTATTTCAAATGTTTGATGATCAATATAGATTAAACTCTTTTCTTACAAAAAGAATTGCACAAACTTATTTAGTACCTTTTTCTAGTGGACAAAAATTTATAAAAAATGCTTTAAATACAGGAGCATTTGGTTATGAATCAGATGGAAATATAAGAATGGATAAACGTGTAGCTAAAGGCGAATTTGAAGGAGACTATAACCCACTTATATTTGCACAAAGATTAGTAAATGAACTAGCAGGTTTAACACCATACGGAGATGCAAAAGCTAGGCCTTATCAAAATCATATCACAGGTAAATATTCTATTGTACCTTCTGGTTTTGGTAGAGATGAATGGAATGTTTTATTTGATGGTTGGGCAACAGATACAGTTTCGATAAATGATCCAGTTATGACAGTATTAGCGGAGACAGGAGGAGAGTTTGCACCACCAACTGATGTATTAATTAGTGAAGATGATAGAGGTGAAAGCCTAGAATTAGATAGTACAGAATTAGCAAGCTTAATATATGCTACTGCTACTTATACAAAAGGTTCTTTGGGTTTGCGAATGTATGATCGTATGGACAACTATATAAAAAACAATCAATTATTAATACAATTAATGAGAATGAATGTTCGTGATTTAGAAATAGAAAATTTACCTACTGATTTAAAATCTAAAATATCTTCATTATTAAAAATTACACCTGATATTTTAGAAGAAGATTATAATTCAAAAGCTACAAGAGTAGAACTTATACACAAAGCAAGAGAAAAAGTTAAAACAGATTTGACTAATATTCATAAAGAATATAAAGAAGACGCTAAGAATTTTTGGATTAATAATGAATTTAAAAAAGAATCACCTGAAAAATATGAAAGATATATTGAAAGAAAGAGGAAAACTAATCTAATATTTGATACTCTTATATCAGATAGTAGAAACAAAATTTTAGAAGATTTTGCTGCTCTTAATCTATTGAGTTAATTATGGCAACCAACACTACAGATACGTTTACTCCCTACACAGGAGATGGTACTACAGTAGATTTTCCTATTGTCTTTTCTTACATTTTAACAACAGATATTGTTGTAACAGTAGATAATCAATTAAAAAATCTAGGTACAGATTACACTGTAACTAATAACGGACAGCAAATTACATTTGCTACTGCTCCTGCTGATACAACAAATATTAAAATAGTAAGAAATACAAGTATTAGTACTAAAGCTGTTGACTTTGAAGATGGAAGTGTTTTAACTGAATCCGATTTAGATACCAGTACAAACCAAATATTATTTGCTCAACAGGAATTAACTAATGACTATGTAAAAAGAGATGGTTCTTTAACAGTTACAGGTAACTTAGTTTTTGAAGGTGCAACAGATAATACTAATGAAACGACATTAGCTATAACAGATCCAACAGCAGATAGAACTATAACTATACCTAATGTAACAGGAACAGTAGTTACTACAGGAGATACAGATACAGTCTCAACAGCAATGCTGCGTAGTGATATTGATATTGGTACAACAGGCAGTATTAGCTGTGGACAATTTTTAGCAAATTTACCAGCCACATTTAATCATAATGTTACGTTAGGTAATGAACACGCAGATAGAATAGTTTTTCTAGGCAGTATAGATACTA